TCACTCTTTAACATTTCTAATAGTTCTTCTTTCATTAGAACTTTGCATTAACAGAGATTACCTTAGCATTAGGATTACGTGCAATAGCAACGTCTCTTGCCTCTTGATAATTACGTGCCTGTACCTCTTCATAAAAGACAGTACCAGCAACAAAAAGTTGAACTTCACATCTCATTGGGTAACTCCTTTGGTTATGAACATATTATAGTATATCTAGGATGTTTATGGGTGGTTCTTGTGCCACTTCACTAACTGGCTCATATTCATCCACTCTTTTCTTAATTAGTTTACCATAGTCCTCATGTAACTCACATCCTATGTAATTTCTACCTAATGACTTGGCAACCGCAGCAGTCGTGCCACTACCCATGAATGGATCTAATATGATGTCACCTCTTTCACTACCTGCTATGATACAAGGTTCAATCAATTCAGGTGGATATACTGCGAAGTGTGCATCTTTGTATGGTTTAGTTTGTACCTCCCATACACTTTTTCTACGTTTCATCCCTTCACCATCCACAGTGGGTATCTTAATTGAATCTACATCAAAATAATAGTCCCTCTTTTTAGTCAATAAGAAAATGTATTCATGTGACTTGGTACATCTATCTCTCACACTCTCTGGCATTGGGTTGGGTTTATTCCATATAATATCCTGCCTCAACCACCATCCATCTTTTCTTAATGCAAATGCCAACATCCATGGAATACCCATGAGTTCCTTATCTTTAAATCCTTTAAGTTTATTTGCCCTCTTGGGTGTCTTCATTGGTAGATCTTGTCTATTACTTGCGAATGACTGCTTTGCATACTCACCAGTACCAGACTTATAGTTATAGTAACTATCTCCTATGTTTAACCACAGTGTACCATCATCAGCAAGACAATCTCTCACTAATGACATCACCTCCACCATCTGTTCAATATATTCTTCTGGAGACTGTTCCAATCCTATCTGTGACTCTTCACCACCATAATCTCTCAATCCGTAATATGGTGGAGATGTAACACACATTCTTGGTCTATCTGCAATACCAATGGATATTTGTGCTTTAAGTGTTCCTAAAGTCTCTCTACAATCTCCATACAGAATAGTATCTCTCATTAACTATCTCCCTTAAGTTTAACATCAAATGTAATAACAATAGAGTCAGGTTTATACTCATACTCTTTTATTTTTGCAGGAGAACTCTGCAACCATATATTAAACTCTTCAAACAGAGTTAGTGGTTCATTACTCATTTAGTCTGCTCCGATACTATTGCTTTTAGTTTACCATCATCATCAACAGTAATGTTTATAGTATGTTTAAAATCAGTACCATTCTCCATGATTTTAATATCTATAGCACCACCTTCCCCATAACGGTACATAATAAATCTACTATCCTTTACTTCCCACTTGTCTGGGTTTTTAGCATGTTTATATACAGGATTTGAGTGCTTATCCTTATATCCATTTATCCATTGAAATTGTCCTATCATGTTGCCCTCCATGCCACATAGCATATAAAACCTAATCCTAATAGTATTGCAAAAGGAATAGGAAAGAATGGTAATACTAACATAGCATGAATAACCTGCACAGTAATTATACCATAGAATAGGAACATGATCAACATCCCAATCTTATTATGCCTTGAACCTCTCTTGTATGGGTGGCAACCAATAGGACCACTATCCCACCCATCTTGCATGTATTCTGTTGTAGGGATTTCTTTTTTCATTTTGTAACCACTGATGTTGCTGCTTCACCCTTGTTGAAAATAGTATCAACAACTGCCTCTACCTTACGTGCAGTAGAGACACCGACCTTAGAGTAAACTGGAACGCAAACTAAACCGTATGCCTTATCAGTTGCCCCTTTACGGATCACTCTGCCTATCGTTTGACTGATACCGATATAATCCATAGATCTTAAGAACAACACTGCCTCAAGTCCATTTACATTGATACCCTCAGATAGGATGCTATGATGTAGAACTACAAACTTAGTATAATCATCTTTGCCCCACTTATTTAATATCTCAAAGAACTCATCTCTACCTACCCTATTACCATTGATTACTGCACCAGTCTTAGCAGTAATATACATCCAATTATAACCACGTTCTCTCAACTGAACACAGAAGTCAGTTTGAGATACTAGGTTTGTAATCTGCTTAGTTGACTTGGCACATATCAATACCTTACTCTTCTCTATGTTATCAATAGAATCTATCATCTGCTCACAATCTTTATCAGCAACCAACTCATGCTTGTCCAATAATCTTGACTCATATACTTCTACCTTTGGTGGTAAAATGTAACCTTGCTCTACCAACTTAGGTGCTGGTACTTGACATATTACATTACCGAATATGTCACTATCATTCATACCTGCCTTGAATGGTGTCTTACTATGCTTTGGTGTGGCAGTAAAGAAGTATGTACGATTAGCATACATTGAGAAATGCTCAACAGCACCTATGAAGTTCCTTTGAACACTGTTATGTGCCTCATCAAAGTAAACTACATCAACCACAATATCACTCTCTTGTACTCTATGTAATGAATGATATGTTGTAAAGATTAACTGATTAGACTCATAGCATAGGAAGTTATGGTATCTAATGTCAGATACCTTAGTTGTAGAGAAATGCTCAGTCTCACCACTGTGAACGTGCATGACTCTTACATCGTTAAACTCTCCTGTTTCCAAGAACTCAGAACATAGTTGCTCTGCTAATAGGATACGTGGAGCAACCACGACAATGGTTGCAACCTCTTGTGTACGGAATACTCTCTTGGCATCCTCTATCATACACATGGTCTTCCCACCACCAGTGGGCACAATTACTTGACCCTTTGGATTGTTTGCCATGGCATCCAGAGCATCAAGTTGGTGTGGACGTAATGGCATTAATGTTTTGTAACTGAATATATTATAGCATTAAAAAACCCCCTGTGAAGGGGGTGTGTGACGGTTCATACTCTGGTTCTCTCGGATCTATACGTGCATCCCAATAAAAGAACTGGCACTGGTGCAATCGCACGTGCTTCAATGGTTTATTTAATTTCATTGTGATTTGACTTGATATGTTTCCCAGTCAATTCCATATTTAGATTCAAACTCTGCTTGTGCAGTCTCACCTTGTTCATGTGCATTATAATGTGCATCCTGCCACTCTGCTTCAGAAGTAAAATTCAATTCTGCCACTTAATCCTCCTTAAAAAAATCTAAAGCCTCGACTACAAACCATACAAAGGTATGTATAAGTTTTCATATTTTGAGTTAATAATCACCTTTAAGAGTATTATCAGTTACAGTTCCAGTTACTTTATAATTCTCACCTTCAACAGCTTTACCAGATGCTCCACCTCCTGAACCAATAGCACCATTACCTGTAGGGGGTGTTGCACTCCTTTTACCAGTAACAAATCCTGATCCATTTGGCCAAATTGACATACAAATATTACTATCACCATTAATTCCCATATCAGACCTTTTTCTAAAATCATTAATATAAAGATGTGATAATGCAATTTCTGTCATTTTTGCTGGTCCAGATACTTTACTCTTTGTTTCTGCCCATATCGGTCCATAATAAGAATCTGGTTGTAAATCCTTGACTATACGTCCTGGTACACTACTATTAAAATCTGTTGTACTAGCATTTTGTGTCATACCATATACTCCCCATGACCAATGATTAGCATCTGTTCTCCAATAGAATTTATTATTTTCTTTTGAAAATCTTCCAACATTACATGTTATTTCTATCCATTGACCACTTAAAGCTGAACCAGTTTTATTTTGATATAATCTTATCTTTTTATTATTAGATTGAATTTGAAGATGATCAGTAATATTAGTATTATTAAACATGTTAGGACCCCTAGAACTATAATCTTGTATTGCTCCATATAATTCATATCTTGTACCAAATCCTGTAAGAGGTTCAACTAAACTAGCAACACCACCCGTTCTATTTGTAATATTTCCAACAATTTGATGTCTATGTGGAATATCCAATCCCCAGTTCCATTTCTGAACTCCATTTAAAATTTTGTCACCTGGCTTGTAATTAAGCCATTCAAATCTACTCATAATAATACCATTTAATCTAATCCATAAATCTATATCTTTAGGAAGCCCTGTAGAACTAGAACCATTTCCAAGACTAGAATCCATTTCAAACTCAACATCTAGTTTTTCATGCCCATACTGATCTGCTTTTGGATTTTTACTCCTCTCTTTAGGATCATAATCGTTGACTTCTGGTACCGATACATTAAACTCGTATGTTTGATTTGGATTAGTATTAGTTCTAATATATGTTGCGGTATCACTATCATATCCCACACCTCCAGTTAATCCATTAGTTCCTAAATCTCCACTAACACCCCAAGTACCACCATCTCCACCACGACCACCATCTCCACCGTCTCCACCAGCACCAGCTGACCATGTTCTAGTGTGCCAATTATATCCTGCTACTTGTCCTCTAACATTAGTATTTCTATCATTACCATAATTTCCTGGATCAAATACGTCATCTTTAGTCAATGAACGTCCTTTTGCTCTTGGTTGTGTCTTTCTGGTTCTTCGATCAGGTACACCAAATTCTCGTACCGCTCCATCATCTTCATCAATAACACTATACTTTCCAGAAGTTATTAATGTTTCCCAATCGTTATAAGTACATCCCCAAATAGATACTTTTATATCATGGTATCCAGTTGAATTCTCATCTCCACAATATACCCACCCTAAGTTAATATACCCATCCTTATATCTAGCACCCTCATTAGCCCAATCCATTCGATTAGAACCACGAGGACCCCATGATTCACTGAACTGATATGAAGGTGATGGTTTTACTCCTCCACCAGGTGGGAAAACATAGTATCCATCAAATCCATCACCAGAATATGTGTATGGGTATCTACCACCTGTCGCCGTACCTCTAGTATAGCATGGTTCTTTTATATTCCAATGATTAGGATTTCCTCTTGATGTCCTATCAAATTGACTTGCATAATCTCTAATCCTACTCTCATGTGGATAACTATTCATTGAACCTTCAGACCATTCATATGTATAATTACAAAAATGCCTATGTCTAATTCCATAGTCTTTAGTTGGAGTATCTGATGGTTCAAATACTGCTTTATAATATGCTGATCCCCACTCATCTCGATGATCATCTCCTTCTTGTCCACGAGCAGCCATAAGAACCCAAACAGATTGCCATCCACTCCCTTTAACTCTTAGATGTATTATTCGTGGATTTGCATACTTACTATCAATCTTATTTGCCCATTGTGGTTTATAATATGTACCAGTACTATCATTAAGAGTAGCATTTTTAGCATCCTTCCATGTCATTGTGCTTCCACTACCACCAGTTCCACCTGCTATTCCATTAGTACCTATTATACTACCACTTAAATTGTTATATCCTCTACCAGTACCACCTTTTCCACCTACTCCACCTTCTCCACCAATTCCACCAGGCCAAGTTACTGTTCCTCCACCACTTCCACCACTTTGACCATATCCACCACGACCACCTCCACCACCACCTGCATAAACTTCAGAAGAACTATTAAGTTCAACATTAATTGTTCTAGTCTTTGGTTGAGTAGCAGTTGATTTGACATATAAGGCAGTTCCACCATCTTCACCAGTTAATTGTGTTAAAGCATATTGGTCAACATAAGGACCACCTTCACCACCAGCACCGTAAATATTTCCATTAACTTTAATGGTCATATTACGGACTTCAGCATCCATAGTAGTAGCTGGTGTTCTTGGTTCATTACTTCCAAGAGTACCATTAAGAGTTAAAGTTTTAACAATATTCTTTGATATATTATTATTCCAATCAGCATATCCAGAGCTAGTATTTTTTGGATTATCAAGATCTAAATTTAAAATAGTTCCTGATTGAGTCATATAATAATATTTTATTTTATTTCTTAAAATATCAATACTCCAATCCAACCCACTTGATTCTTCTACTATTATCTTATATACTTTTACACTACCCGAATCAAGAACAAGATCACCAACACTAAATCTTTTATTTATTTGACCGTAAAGCTTATCAAGTGAAGAAATAGATCCTACTTCTACACCCTCATACCAAAAAGTATATACAGTACCATCAAGTACAACTCTATAACCAGAATTTGTTACGTCATCATTACCATAAATTGTAGTCCAAACTGCTCCAGATTGTGTTGGAGCAACAATAGCAACATTTTCAGTACAATCAGGAACTATTGGATTATCATTATTTAAATCAGTATCTCGCAATAATTCTCTAGCACTTATAGATCCTATTGAGGTTTCTTTAAAAGCAGCTCTTAATTCACTAAATGTTATCGGAGTTCCCGCCGATGTTGGGATAAGAGTAGGTGCGTTTGAAGTTACAGACATTTATTTAAACGATAATGTTTCCGAGTGAAGTATTTCCAGTTCCTGAAATTACTATAGGATTAGTAACTGTATCAACATCAACAATATTACCCATTAAACTATTTTTATCAGCACTTGCTCCTATTATAATACCATTATAATATTTTATCATAGGTCCTAAACCTTTGATAACATTACCAGAAATAGTATTACGATCAGAATTTCCATTTAAAATAATTCCATCAGCAAGAGATGTTCCTATACCAACAGTACCAGGACTTTCAGATGCACCAATTACATTACCATCTATTGTATTATAATTAGATGCTTCTAGGTATATTGGATTTAGTAAATTACTAAAACGATTAGCATTAATAGAACAACTTTCAGAACTATTTAAATACACACCAGTAGAATTATTTGTTGATACTCCTACTATTTGAGTTCCTCCACCCACAATTAAACCTTTACAAGTATCTGCAAAAATAGATTTCTCTGAGTAATTAGAACCATTAAAGTATCCATCATTAATACTTACAGCACCAACACCATTTACATTCTTAAATTCAGCACCATTCTTTTTAAATTTATCAACATTAGGTTTTGTTAAATGTATATTCCAATCCAAATCTGTCCCTGTTCCTTCAACATACCATCCTCTTTGTGCTGATTTTGATTTACAATTAGTAAATGATACATCTCTTATATCGTTACCTTTTACATAATAACTTATACTATTAGTAGCTGTAGTTCCTATTCCTGTGCTTGATGTTGCTGTAAGTGCAGTTCCAGGAGTTCCATTTCTATTATCTTCACAATCAAATAGTTCTATTCCACAGGGAGAAACCATTCCAACATCATCATTAAATCTAGTAGCATCAAAGTGATATCCAATTGAATATTTTTCATTATCACCAACTGTATCATTATAATTTTGAACATAAGTTTTACATTGATATACTTTAACTCCCAAAACACTACTAAAATAGAAACCTGTTGGGAAATTATCCACATCAATATTCTTCAAAACAAGATTTTGAATTGATGAAAAAGTACTTCCAATACCAGTTACAGCAACTCCAGCTTGATGAACTCCAGGATTAGTACTTCCAAGACCAACAGCATAATCACCACCAATTTTATTTTGAAGAATAATATTTTCAATTACTGCATTATTATTAGTATTATATCCAGTAGTACCAACACCAACACTTATTATGGGTGTTCCTATACCACTCATTTTAACAAGAATTGGTCTCTCTTCTAAACCAACAAGTCCAGAATCAGAAGGAATATCTAAAGGTCCATCAACTCTATATGTTCCTGGTGGAACAAATACAGGTTTACCACTATCCAGTGCACTTTGGAAAGCAAATGTATTTTCACTAGCACCCATACCAACAAGTCCATCAGCTATAGCACCATAATCCATCACATTAGCATAACCAGTTGGAATTTTTTCTAAACCCTGACCATCTCCCGAAAAGACTCCATTTATATTAGCAGTACCACTAACAGTTAGATTATTATTAACAATAGCATCATAAACAGTTATAGATGGAGTTCCAGTTAGTCCAGTTGCATACAAATCATTAGTAGCAGTAATATTAGTTGCTCTAAGAGTACCAACTACTTCTAATGCATTAGAAGTATGTGGATTAGTTGTTCCTATACCAACTTTATTAAAGATTGCAGATTCTTTTTCAGCATCCAATCCCACTCTAGGAATGGTTGTTCCTATACCAATTCTATTAGTATCTCCACCAAGAACATGTATAGTACTAAATGTACTTACACCACTAGTTGCATAAATTTTACTCTCAATAGGATCAGGTAATGTAAATGTTCCATAATTTATAGTACCATCTACTTTCAAATCTCCTGTAATTATACTATCACCTTTAACATACAATTGTTCATGAGGATTGTGAGATCCTATTCCCAATTTACCATCATGGGTAAGAGACATTAATGTTGAATTATCTTGACCATAAATCCATTTAAATGATCCTGTATTAATACCAGCAGCACCTCCTTTATGAAGGTACATACTAAAGTCACCAAGATCATTATTTCTAATATCAAATGTTTTATCATTCCATGTTAAAACAGCAGAACTATTACCAGCACCAACAGATTGCCCAATACTAATTTTTGATGAACTTGAATCTGAAATTACTTCTAATGATGTTGAATTTATTTGTCTAATTGTAAAATCAGCAGTTGGATCACTTGTTCCAATACCCACTTTAGCTGCATTTGTGATGGAAAATGCTGTTCCACCAGTACCAACATGCATGTGGTTACTAATTGTTGCTATTCCAATATCAGTATATGAACTGTCTAATTGTACTAAAGTTGAAATTCCAGATATATGTGCATTAGTTGTATCTAATTGATCATAAACAGTAACACCGACTCCAGATGTAGAGAAACGTTTAGTATTATTATAATTTAATTCTACTCTATCACCTGCATAAAATAGTGCTTGAGTTGAATTAAGTGCTTCATTTTTAAATTCAATTATATTACTACCAATAATTAATTGACCAGTTCCAGCTTCAGAAATAACACTATAACCACCACTTGCAGTCGTATGATATATTTTTAAATCTTCATTATCACCAAATTTTGCATATAAGTTATCACCAAGTTCTATACTAGATCCAAAACTTACATCACCAATAAATGTTGATACCCCAAGTGTAGAAACACCTGCAACTGTTAAACCACTACTCAATCCAACATAATTACCAAATGTAGAATTATTAGAAACAGTTAAATCACCAGCAACATCTAAAGTTGATGTTGGAATTGTACTTCCTATACCTACTCTACCTGTATTTGTAAACCTAACTCTTTCAGTTTCACTTGTTGAAAAACGAATATCCGAAGTTTCCTTATTATCAATAATAAATTCACCATTATTATTCAAATAAAGTTGAGTTCCATGTTCTGTACCAACTCCCGTAGCATTATTAATTAATTTTATTCTTGGATTTGTTAAATGATATATCTCAATACCAGTACCAGATTGGAAAGCAGCTTCATTTTCAGATCCTATACCAATTTTTGCAGTAGTTGATAAACTACCGGCATTTTGTACCCATCCATCAGTTGCAATGGCAACAACACCAGTCAAGTCTCCAGCACTACCAACAAATTTAGTTGCTGTTATAACACCACTAGCAGCATCTATTAATATTGCAGATCCAACTGTTACAATACCACTTATATTTGCATCCGTTAATGATGTTACTCCACTAAATCTAGCACTACCATAGACATCTAAAAGTTTTCCAGGATTGGTAGTTCCAACACCAACCAAACCATTTGAGTCTATAATAAAATTATCAGTATCAACCTGAACACCATTTTTAAAATTGAATGACTTAGTATAATTTGCCATTATTGTTTTTTAGTTATTTATTAGGATAAAGCATCAACCTTATCAGAAAGTTCTTTAATTGCCTCAATAAGAAGTGGAATAATTCTATTGTAACTTATAGCATAAGTTCCATCATCTCTAATGGTTGTGCTACCAGGTAATCCAATTGCATCAATTTCTTGTGCAATGACACCCGTATCAAGTCTTCCTTCTTGATCAGATTTTTCATTCCACTTAAATGTATTACCACTAATTGATTTAACTTTAGATAATGCTTCTACAATAGGAGAAATATCATCTTTTAAATTTTTATCAGAAGTTGCAAATGCAACAATATCATTACCAACATAAAGTTTTTTAGCAATTGCAGCACCACCAGAAACAGTTAATGTACCACCAGATGTTTTACTACTTGCATCAGTTTCACAAGATAGTGTAACAGGTCCAGTCATAGTAACTGTATCTGATACATCATCACCTAATGATGAATTACCAGTTATACTCAAACCTGTAGCAGTAAGAGTTCCATCAATTGTAATTCCATCACAGGTTAATGTACCAGTCACATCTGCACCAGTAGCACTGGTTGTGAATTTTTGGGCACCACCATCATGATATAATATAGATCCACCTGTTTTCTTAAATTTTGCTATATCAACACCACTGTCATCTTCAATCTTAACCACAGTTCCACTCATTATGGAAATATCTCCAGCAGCTGATTTAATGATATTCTGTTCATTGCCTACAGTTGAGTCGTGATATATTTCCATATCACCAACAGGTGGAGTACCAGCACCTTTACCAATTTTTATTTTACTATCATCACTAATACCAAAATTACCACCAATATATAAATTCTTAGCTATACCAACACCACCCGAAACAATTAACGAACCTTTATTGGTTACAGTAGTATCTGTCGGATCTTTTAATTTTAGAGGTTTTTTGATTTTAAGTTCATTGTTAAATGTAACTGGACCATCAAATTGCGTCAAGGAAGTTTTTGATTTACCTCCCTCAACAACTAATCTATCCTTAACAGTAACTTCATCAAATACTACACTCAATCTTCCTGGATCTTCACCAGCAACAGTGGGGACTGGAGTATCAAATGTGACCTCTTCTCCTGTTAGAGCAGATTTCTTTTGATTTCCAATATAAAAATCACCCTTATCATTCATTCCAGTATAAACAACAGCACCAGCACCTCTCTCTTGTGATTGTGATAAGAACTCTTCTCTTTCAGTTAATTTTCTTACCTGAACCTGTGGCAATGCTGTTGAATAGTTACCTGGTCCATAACCAAGATATTCAAATGTATGTCCAGAAGCACGTAATATAGAAGGTCTATGCAACTCAATAGGAATAGGTTTAATCTTTTTGACTAATGAATATTGATCATGTTGTTGAATTGGTGTGCCAAATAAACCACGAAGAACTTGAACTTTACCCCTACTAAGACTTTCATTATAATCTGTAATAGAAGTACTACTTATTCTTATAATTTCATCATCAATCTGGAGATAAGATCCATACGGGAACCTTTGAAGAACTCCATCTTGTCTTCCAGCACCAGCCCAATCATACAATTGAATTTCTATAGTAGTATCACCTTCTTGACATTGTGCATATAAATTAGCAATTTGATCATCAAAGATAGTAACTCCTCTTTGATTTAAATTCTCATCATTTTTCTCTGATACTCCATCATGTGCAGATAAACCATGTCTTAATACATATCCATTGGTTAAACCACCAACATTAGATCCTGTAGTTATTGCATTAAACTTAGTAACTTTATTATTACCATTAAGATCACCTAATGCCTTTACAATAAAAGTACCTCTATTATTATTACTACTGTCATTTATCTGAAATTTATTTCCGACAGTTAAACCATGAGCATTATTAGTTCCAGTTGTTGAGAACACTGTCGTATCAACATCTACAGCTTCGATTGTTGAAGTAGTTGTTGTAGTATCAACTTTAATAGCAGGTCCAACAACAAAAGCATAATGTTTATTAGTAACTAATGGATCTCCTGTTGTTCTTGCAAGTGCAACCGTATTCGATGTAGGAACAGATAGAAGTCTATAATGAGCAGATTGAGTTGTTCCAGCACCAGTTACTTGAACAGTAAGATCTTCATTTATACCAAGTTGAGCTCTAGTAAATGCACTAGTACCAGTTGGAGAACTTTGTAATTCTCCACCAGCACCAGCAGCACCAATTTGAGTTTTATCAAAATAACCAAAATCTCCAACTTGCCATCCAGATCCTGGATTTGTTATTTTATGATGTATAATACCACCACCACTAACAACTACTGTTGCTAATGTACCATTCCATTGAGTATTAGAAGAATCAGTAGTTACTTTTACGTTATAAAATGTTCCATTATTGTAGTTTATAGAACCTGATTTTACAAATGATGACGATAATCCAGCCAATCCATGATTTGTACTAAATGTAAGATTGGATTGTGTAGTAGTTGTGTTAACACTACTTACTGTATGTCCTACACCTATTTTTGTAAGAAGTTTATCAGTAGTTTCTCTCGTTAAACTTTTTTGAAGATCGTTTGTTACAACTTTACCAAGAGGATTTCTTACAGCAAATGACTTAGTTGCCTCTGGATTATCATTATAATTATCCCTATCTAATTGTGGATATAAATCTCTTACATTTTGTCCATATTGATATGATGTAAATTCCTCTGTAACATTATAATCAGCACTTAATGGATATATGTGATATACACCATCTTGACTATTTTCCGAATATTCAGAGAAAATTTCATTCCTATAAACATAAATATTAGATTTTAAATCAGTTCTTTCAAATCTAGGAATACCAGTAACTGCTCCAGTAGCAGTTTTGTTAAAATCATTTATAACTGATGTTGGTATAGATCTTCCAGGATTATATGCAAATTGCATATCATTAAGGATATTTACAACATCAAATGTTCCATTATAACCACTGTTTGCTGCTCCTACTGTATTATCAGTACTTTTTGCATTTTTAATGGTTATTTGATCATTTTGTGTTAAATTATGAGGATTTTCACAGGTAATTGTGACTAACGGTGATGAATATGTACAACTACTAATATATCTTGGATTTCTATTAAAGTTATAATCATCTCTATTAATTAAAGTATCATCTTTAGTAAAATCACTATCATTTCTTACTGCAGTATCACTAGATTCTTGTATAATAAATCCATTTTCAGGATTTTTTGAATTATTAGATTCCTTTGGAATTACAACCCTAACTTTATAAATTTTCTCATCTATATTTCTTTCATCTTCAATCCTAGTAAGATAAGTAGGTTCAGTTTCATTTTCTGCAGATCCTAGATTTGAATATATTGTATTACCACTATTGACATTTATGTACCATTGACCTTGACTACTATCCCATTGGATAGGATGACCAAGATCACCAGTATCTTTATCAGTTACAGTACTTAAAACTTTTAAATTAGTTCCTTGATAAACATTAATTGGATTTGGTATACTTGATAAAGCATCAGCTAAGGAAGCTGCTAATTGAAATTGTGTTGCAGATTTTCTTATTACATAATAAGTAATTT